ATCCAATCAAGAGTAGGTTGTCCTGCGTATCCTTTCTGCCAAACAAAGAAGGCATAAGATACTGCTGAACCCATTTTGCGAGCCTCAGCAAAATCGCCGTTCTTAGCACAAGTGGCACGGCGAATGAACTGATACACGCACTTAGGTGGCGTAAATCTGAATATCTCGTTATACCGGCGCTCTGTTTCCAGAAACGTAGTCTTCAGAAACATTACCACATATCCGCCTACAGGTAGCAATTCGAGTGCATGGAGCACAAACTCTGTGGCATACTTGTAGGGCGGGTTGGTAAGTATGCAGGCACAATCCTCAGGCAAGGTAAGCATCTCGAAGAAATTCTGTTGCTCGCCATAGCCCCGATCCACCAAGTCATAGCTATACACCTTGTGCCCATGTGCCTCAAGCCACTTTGATAGATGTCCTTGACCACAAGCTGGCTCCATTACCACATGGGGTATGGTAAACCGCTTGCTCAGGTGGTCGAGAACGTCAGGCGATGTGGCATAGAAATCCTCGCTCTGTCTGTCGGTGTCAGAGTGGTTACTTGCGCCAAGGATAGAGAACACTGTGCGTTTGTTGCCAGTCCAGTCGTTGTTTTTCATTTGTTACTTTACAACCAATAAAGTTATTAATTAAGTTTACTCTCTTCTGTAGGTTCGTCCAGGTCAAGAGACCTTACCTGACTGGCCAGGTTCTCCAACCATGAAACGATATACTCCTTAATCTCCGAAGCCTTACCACCTTCACATGACAGAAATACGTTAATTACCAATGTGCCGATAAGGGTAAAGACCTCTGGCAGACGCATACCATCGATAAGACCTCCGATGATACGCGACTTTTCTTCTACTAACTCGTGGTTAATCTCAATCTTTTTATGTGCCATTTTTTTGAACTTAATTAGGTTAATAAACTAATATTTTTTACTCTAATCGTCCTTTCGGGATACAGCCGTTCTTACCGAACCAAAACTTACGCTGCATCAGTTGCTTGTTTTCAATCATAAAAGTGAACCGCCGTTGATAATGCAGGCATTCTTTGGGATGCAGACGTTGAAGTTCCGTCCATGCTAAGAATGCATAGAAAACATCATAATCATAATCAAAGCCTAAGAACTTAATAGCCTCATCAAAATCATACCTGTCTCGCTTGAAGTAAGGGAACCAAAGTTGAACGAAGTCGTTTATATCCTTATTACGAGGACATTGAACCTTCTCAGGCTTGGCTTTCCACAATCCGCGGCCAATACCATCAGTGGTACGTAGAACTAGCTCGATCACCCGCTGCTTATAAGGAATAAACCTGAAACCACATTCTTGAGCGACGCGCTGACAGTACTTTTCCATGGATGTCTTCCTGAAAGCCGCCCTGAGTGATATCAAACCGTTATAGTCCTCACACATCAGATGCAGGATGTCGAATGTACGCGCTATCTTCCAATACTTTGCTTCCTTACTACCGTTAAGTCGGTTGTTCTGCAGTCTGGCAATGGATATCGATGCATACTCACGATTCCAGAACCATTCTGCAGGATGAGGCCCCATCAGGTTACGCATATCAGCTATCTGCTCCAGCTCCATCCCATTTTTCCAATCCATGCAGAGAGCGGAGAAGATTGCCACCTCCTTGTCTGCTGCATCAGGATAGTACTCGATAATCTGAGTAGGGAAGACGGGAAATAGGCCACGCTGCTTGTATTCGGCTACCAAGCCTCGCATCCATTCACGATGCCATTTTATGAAGTAATCATACCAATGCGCATTAACGGCCCGACGCTGCAGTGTTATTGAGTCCATAGTTGTTCACATCTTCGTGAATCACTTCTATACCGCAGGCATCAGCAAAGGCACGCTCTGCAATCGCTCCCTTCGAGTCCACCCAGTTGTCGAGCATATAGATGCAGTCACAGAAGCGCAGCATCGATATACACTTGGCCAGACAGGCACGATAACCAAACTCATGGAAGATATCCTGAATGATATCAGACTCTACAGGATTAAACACCGCATAGCCAAGACCAAGCAGATATTCCTCGGCCTGCTTGAAATGTGCCGTATAATCCTCGATAGACAAATCACTAATCTTACCGCTCAAATAAACCTTTTTCTTTCTCATAACTTACTTACCTTAAATTTTGTACTTAATCCCCCTAACGATTCTTTTAACTCCGCTTCGTCGGCCATGGCTATCTCACGCTCGTAATCGGCCTTGATCTCAGGATTCATATTGATAGCCTTGAGAGCCGTCTCATCCATCAGCTCCGCATCTGTCACAACGTTTACGATGGCATCCCACGCCTGCTGCACTCTTATACTCTTGTCGAGATTGATGCCCAGCAATACGTAGTCACCATCCTTATCCTTTGTGAACTTCACGCCCAGCTGTTCACACATGCCGATAAAGTTCTTCGTTATACCGGTAATGTCGGCATAGACGAAATCGAAACGGAAATCCACACCATAGTCACGGATGATACGATCGAAGAAATCACCACGGCTGTTTCTCAGAGCCGCGCAGAACATCAATCCTACCTGAACCCTGGTCAATAGCGTTATGTCATCCTTCTGTCCCTTATCCACCATTTCGCTACGATGTTGGATCAGATAGTCGCGGATGGCTATATCAAGAGCTGGCATCAGCGGGTCAATCACGTTACAGGCTAAAGCCATGTGGTCCTGGATGGTCATCCATGTCGACATATCCAACTGACGTTTATGCAACGCCTGGTAGTCTGTCCATGTACGTTCTATCATCTTCCACCACTTCTTGGTGTTGAATGAGATATGACCTTTATCCTCCAGCCAGTCATGGATAACAAGCAGTATGTTATATGCCATGTAATTCAGCCGGTGGATATGAATAAACTCATTACCAACGCGACGCTGCAGCAGATGGAATTCTTTCACATTCAGACGTTTCCCATTTGGGGTATAGCTGTACTTACTCAGTATAGGCCACTCATACAGAGCCGCGATAGCCACTTTCTGGTCAACCTTGGCCTTACTACTGCCCTTTGCATTCATCACCACATGGTAGATGCGCTCGACCTCACAGAGAGGCATATCAGCTATCAGCCCTAACTCAACAGTATAACTTATCTTCTTTGCCATAAGCCTTCACATCTATATAAGTTGGTTCCCAGTCGGGAACGAACGACACTTCCTCTTCGTTATGCTTCTTCATTGTTGTTAATTTCATAATACTCATAGTGATACCCGAATACCCTGCTACCACGATAGATAGCAGTATAGAGAGATTTGAGTGGGATGCTCACGTCGGCGCAGCACTGCTTGGCACTACGCCAGACCTGTCCCGTCTCCCTGCACCTGATGGCCCTCATGGCCACACCCTCGACCTTGATGACGGGGGCCTCGCCGAACGAGAAACCATACTTGCTTACATCAAACACTTCCACCTCGCAGCCCGGATACCTTTCCTTGATTGATGGTATCGCAGCCAAGCTGTTGGCGTAGTAGTTTGCCACTACTATACCGCCAACGCTCACTGCAAAAAAGAAGTTTTTCTTAATTTGGTCACACATGCTCTTAACTGATGGTAATTTCATAAGCTACAGCATCATCATCCCACGTTATTGGTGGGAACTCAATTAAACCTTCGCTTTCGAATAGCATGACGGTCATGGTAATACAACCTATGCTTTCTCCCAGCCAAACCTTAAAGTGCTCATCGCGCACGGGACAAGTGGTAAAAATCTTACCCTGTCCCTTGCCAGACACTGCGTACCATATCTTCTTTTTCATAGGCTACTCAAAAACTTCGAGAGTCTTCTGCTCAATGATGGCAGCAACCGTATAGTCCCTAACAGAACCGCCATAGACCTCGGCAATACGCTTGCCTGCCTGCTCTACGCTACTTGCATTGAGCAGATAGTAGTAGTTGGTTTTCTTCTCGTTACCATTATCGTCCAGGTAAGGCTCCTGCACCTTAATCTTGTAGAAACTGTCACCATCATCGAAGATGTAAGCCTCCTTGCATGGCGATACGGCCTCGGCCAAAATGTCAAAACTATCCTTTACATTGTCGGCACTACCAACTTCTTTGGTAATCTTAGCCTCGCAGTCTGTAAAATTCACAGCCTTGCAGGCATACTCCTCACGAACGGTTTTTACCAAGCCCTCATCATTTGGGCGATCCACCTTCACCTTAACGATGAAAATCTTTCCACTAATCTTCTTCATAATAATTTTTAGTTTTAAATTTGTTATTACTAAATCGTCCAGCCATTTAGCCTTCCGACTTCTCTCATTGCTTCAAATTTGGTCATGCAGTCCTTTACAAAATCACCATCACTTGTGCCGTCGGCATACTCATGGTGAAGCCAGATGCCCCACAGACCACGATGACGGCGATAGTAGTACTGGCCGTCCTTGGGTTGAAATATTTTTTTATCTTCCATACTTCACTGTGTCACCATTAACAACTACTGTTGCCGTAGAATCATAAGCCTGCATATAGCGGTCTAACTGATAGCTTATCGAGTCGGCCTTATGTTGGGCCAATACCGCTTCATGTCTGCCATGGGTAAACGTAGAAATCCATCCTACGGCCATAAAAAGTATCACGCATGCAATGATAAAGGACGCAGTAGTTTCGCGCTTACAGAAGGCTTCTATCTGCTTTCCTGCGTACACCAGAAGACTTACCACCGCCATTATTACAGCGTAGATAATCCTGAACATCCCGACAAAAAACTGCCGGACTGCACTGACGAAGAACTTTCGCCAATCTCCGAAACTCTCGAAGATAAAATTTGATTTTTCCATTTTCTGATATTTTTAAGTTTATAGTAATTGTCGGAATAAGCTATGATGCTTTTCTTTGAATAATGTTTCTAAATTTGTTTTGTCATATCAAGGCAACGCTGTTTGTAATCGTCACCATAAGAGTGGTCAGCAAAACTTTCTGCGTGTATATCAATCCCTTCGCAGCACTTACGCAGAGAGGGGAGAAATACACTGGCTGTTGTAAAATCCATGTACCGGTGCTGACATACCTGAGAGTCTGTGTAGATATTCACCAGCTTACGATTGTTGTTGCGGCACATCATCAGGCCACAGATAACAGCCATAATCTCACAGTCAACATCGTTCGGCTGCATTGAGCATCCGTCAAACGAGATGAGACCTTCCCATAGGTGCGATCCGTAATGAACGACCTCATCATTCTCGACTATAAGGAACGCAGACACGTTATTATGCCCGCAAGCATAGATTTCGCTTATCATTTACCAAAGCCTTTAAAAAACGCATCGTAAAGTTCCTGCTCCTTACTTCCTGGAGCATAACGACTCATCGTTGCATCACTCTTCTGCCAACGCCATGCTATCTTACTGATAACGTTGGCAAAGCCAAGTACACTATAGGCAGCCTTGTTAACCATCTTATCGATGATACCATCATCACCGCTTTTTACAAAGTACATCTTCTTGGCCTTTCGGTCATAGAAAAGCGAAAAGCTGACGATATTATCATCAGCCTCTATCTCTTTTTTCAATTCTTCTATGTTCATTGTTTTTTTTTGTTTTATCCCCATCGGCCACGGGCCAAAGGGCTGTCACCATGTTCTTTCTTCTTCCATAGCCGTAGTTCAACATCACTCGTGTCAAAAGTGAGGCTATTCATAGCCTGCAGAATCATAGGATGCCAATCGCGCTCGTCAAAGCTCTCGGTAGGAGGCTCTTCGGTTCGCGCCCAGGCCATGAACAACTTGGCGCGAGCAATGGCAACACAATCCTTGCACCAGATAATCGGTTGGATTCCCCTACGGTGACAGACTATCACTGCAGAGAGAATAGAGATAGTAGCTGCATCCTGACAGGTGCCATGCTCCATCTCCGGTCGTTTCTTCTTTGCATACTCCTCGTCGAACAGCACCTCTCCGGTACTCAGGTCGAGACACGCACATCTTATCGGCCCGTGGTTACAATTCTCACTACCACCATGGGCAAATACTCCTTCGGTTGGTGTAGTCATAATTTTCTAGTTTTAGAATGGAGCACCATCGCCTGCATAATTGTCGAATGGCAGATCAGATTCGCGTGCCACATCGTCGTTCCATGAATAGGTGATACTCTCTGTTAAACTATTCTTCAGTCGGTTGCTCTCCGCCTCGAAATACAACTTGGCAAATTCGCCTACAAGGCTACCCTTGGTACGGAACTTACCAATTTCGATTGCATTGGTGCAACCGCTTTGCATGATATCGTTAAAAGTAAAGGTACTTAGAACACCCTTTGCATTGTTCTTAAAATCCTGATTGATACGATGCATCAGCATCACGTTATCGGCCTTATTGCTGATATCCCCGCTACCACTGATGTTATCGACACGGATAAAACCAGACGACTTGTTAGGATGAGCCACAATATGAACGTGGATATTTAGCTCCTTTGCCAAATCCTCAAGTTTCTGAAGCAATATGCCTTGACGTTCGTATTTGTCATGGTCAAGCTCACGATAGTTCAGCACCATCAGGTTGTCGAAATAAGCCACATCCAAGTCCTCAGTCTCTTTCAGCCGGCGTAACTGCTCGCTTATCTGCATGAAGTTATCACCGTACTTGTTGTTAAACAGCCAAACGTACTTGTCAATCCACTTATCTATCTTCTCGGCTATATTGTCAGGAGTATAGTAGTAATCAGACTGTCCGTATTTCTTGTTAAACTGTTTTCCTGCTGCCTGAAGATATAGCCACTGTTTGAATTGAACATCGAGCAATTCACCCGTATAAATAGCATTCTTGTATTGTTTCTCCGATGCATTCAGAATTAAGTTACTCAGAAGAGAGGATTTGCCACAACCACGGAAGCCACTCCATATAGTAACATCACCTCTACGCCAACCAAGGCCGCGCTTATCAATAATCGGTATGCCAGACGGAATAAAATCAGCCAAATCTATCTTAGGCTTCTTGATGTCCGACATCTTCAGCCATATATGCCCCTTACCCTCCTGCTGAACCAACGGCTGGGCAGGTGCAACTACCTGAGGCTGCATCGGCTGTTTGTACATCTGAGGCATCGGCTGCTCAACATGGCTATAGGCATCAGGCTCATATAGAAGACGCACGTCTCGCCATGTCTTACCGCTGCAGCTATTATGGAAACAGAGGAAACCTATAGCACCGTTGTCTCGTTGGAATATTACCGCATCCTTGTGTTTGTGCTGATCGTTGAAAGGACAATGGTCGAGAACGTATTTTGTACCACCTACCACTCGCTCTTCCTTATACTCGATGCCATGCTTATCCAAGAACGATACAAGGTCGAAACGCTCCGTAGAGTAGTTGTTGTATCGGTTAGGAGCAACATCCTCGTTTGGGAACAAATCGGCTATCTTCTTGAAATAAGCAAACTCGGTAGGCTGAACGTTCTGAGGAATGCTAACTATCTGAGCCATTCGCCATGGACGGTCGATAGAATTCTCACCCTTCATAGCCATCGTACCTGGGAGTTTACAGATACGGCTCAGATTGAACACCTTCTCATCAACCTCTACGTGCTCATCACTGAACATCAGGGAAAGCACCTTGATGAACTTCTTGATTATCTCAGTTTTCTCAGGTTCAGCACCAATTCTACAAGGTAGGGTAACGTGATAACCATTACCACTACGGCCTACAATCGGCTCATTGAAACCCTGCGACATCAAATAGTTGTACAAATCAACAGCCTTCAAGTACGAATAATTCAATTCTTCATCGCTTGAACCAACACCTGCAGGACGTTTCGGGTCGAGATCAATCAAAATGTGTGTTCGACCATCAATATCCAAATCACCAGTAGTAGGCTCTCGCTTTATGAAGATTATCTTATCTCGTTGTGCTCGGCTGTAACAGGCATCCTTGATATGGTTGAGCGTGAAATATATCTGAGCATGAGGCAAATTGGCATAAGGTTCAATAGCCGCTATCAACGTATTGATATCCTTAAAATAGCCGCTAAAGGTTCGTTGCCCGTCCAATATTCTTATCTCAGTAAGCTCATTGCCATTCTTAAAGATATCCCACCACTTATAGATTTCTTGTTTGTTAATCATAAAGCATTACTCCCATTCGATTTTTTTAGGTTCTTCAGGAACTTGCTCCTGCTGAAAGAACAATGAAGGATATTCTTCCTTTCTCTTCAGCTCCCATGTTCGACAAGAAGCCTTCCAATCTTTCATTTTGTTTTTACCAACCATCCAGCCGTTGCTCTCATAATAAGCATGGAATCTTTCAGCATCAAAATGATATCCCTTCTGAGCAATATAATTTGCAACCTCTTCAACAGTTGGCTTAACGAAGCCTTTTTTCTTCTTAGGAGATACGTTAGTATCTTCTTTTTCTTTATTATTATCTTCTTTATTTATTTGTATGTGGTCATCTGCTGGTCGTTCGTTGGGCGTTTTGCTGGTCATTTGTTGGTCGTTTTTATTTTTTGGACCCTGCCAAACCTCGTAATTACATAAGGTTACGATACTATATTTGTTGGTCGTTTCGACTTTTATCTGCTGGTCGTTTTCGAGACGTTTGATGGTCGTTCGTACTTCACGCTCCGTCAATCCTGTCTCTTCTGAAAGTTTCTTTCTTCCAGTTACCAACTGACCTCTTTTTAGCTTTATCCCCATGTAATCACTATCTTGATATTGAGCAGTCAACATCAGATGTATTAGCATGTGAACCATCTTGGAGTCTCGATACCAACCCCAATTACGAAAATCTCTCGGTAAAAACATAAATCCCTTGCACATAACGCAGAAGTTTAAAACAATACAGAAGAATGCAAAGGAGGGAAGAGCCTTCTGCTTACTCTTGTCAGATAGGGAGCTAACCAATCCTATCCCTCGATTGCAAATCTACAACATTAAAAAACGATATTATGTTAACCCATTAAATATCTGAGCAATTATTTACTAACTCGATGTTTACACTCTGAAGATATCCTCATCAGGAGAAAGCTCATGTTTTTGTTCTTCCCGTTTTGGCAGGTAATAAGGACACGGCTCAAAGCAGATAAGCATCTCTGCATCATCGAGCTGGCCTCTGAACCTGGCAAACAGGTCTTCAATATAATACCTGCAGTTCTCTCTATGTTTACAAGTGCGCTCGGAGAAGTTTGCATCCAACGTATGTCCGAGGCAATATGCGAATTTGTTCATAACAAAAAGTGCCCCGCCGCTGCAGGGCTAAAAAATAATTTGCAAGTTACCTATTAACCTAAAAAACTATAAATATTAATTTTTAAATGTATGAAAACGACCCGTCACGGGCTTTTGTGCTCCAATCAGGATTCGAACCTGAACACCTTACGGTAGCGACTCTTAAAATCGCCATGTCTACCATTCCATCATTGGAGCGAATGCCCTGGTAGCGAACCAGGGCCGGTTAAGCGAAAAAAGCACTCAGATTATTGAGCGGGGGGAAATGGTAGCGGAGCCTGCTGTCCCTGCGGAGCGGGTTGTGGTGCTGCTGCAGTGGGAGCTGGCTGCTGCGGTGGGAATGGGGCAGGAGCGGGCTGTGGAGCGGGCTGCTGCTGATACTGGGGCTGCTGAGGTGGGAATGGAGCTGCAGGCTGAGGAGCATACTGAGGATTCTGCTGGTACTGAGGCTGATAACCCTGCATCGGCTGCTGATAGCCCATTGGGGCTGCCTGTTGCATACCTGGGCGTTCTACCTTCCATGCCTCGATTGAGTTGAAGTACTTACCTGAATTCTCAGGATACTCGCGGCAATTAATGTTCAGATGAAGAGTCACCTGCTGACCTGCCTGCAGAGCAAACTCCTGAATCTTTGCATCCTTCACGTCAAATACAAGACGTTTAGGATACTGACCACTCTCGTGCTCAATAACATAACTTGCGCGACTCCACTGATTGCCACGCTGAGATACGCCCGACTGGATAGGAAGGGCAAGTACAAGTGTACCACTTACGATAATGTCCATAATACTGAAATTAGAAATCTTTTAGAATATATTCAAATTCTTCTTTATTGACGTTTGGGATAAACGTTTGATAGATGACGGCCTTAACACGCTCGAAAAGATCGTGGAAATCGGCCTCAGAGAGTTTGTCGAATGCTATCGACTTTGGAACTTCAAGCCAAGACTGACGGGCCACGGAGTAAACAGGCTCGTAATGCCCGGCTGCAACCTCGACAGTCTTACGATAGGCATCTACATTCTCGTGGAAGAAAGCCCGCTGTGACTCGTCGAGATATTCCCAGCTGAGATTGATGAGGCTGAAATACAACTTGTGAAAGCGATAATTTCGATGTTCCTTGATGGTACACTCCACGATAGTTCCGCGTTTCAAAGTCTTCTTTTTCTCATAATCGTCATCAGCGCACGGCTTGAATCCTTCCGAAGTAACGACGAGGTTTAGCTTCATAACTTAATCCACTACGGTTACTTTCAACGAACCTGCACGTTTAGTCTTCTTGAGATACTGAGCATAGAGTTCAGGATGGTCTGCCTTGAACGACTTACTATCGAATGTCTCGCTTTCTGTAGGAAGAACACGGGTAAGCTTCACCTTGCTACCGCTCCATGACTTGATATTGTATTCTTCCATCAGCGCGTACAAACCCTCCTTGAAGGTCTTCTGGCGTTCCTGCATGAACTTTATCTGTGTTTCAAGTCTGGCAACCTCTGTTTCGACCTCAGCAAACTTGGCAGGTAAGTCTCCGTAAAGGTTTGTCATATCGAACTCAGTGTCATCTTCCTCACACTTCTCAAGCAGTGCAAGAGCCTCGTCGGCCCAGGGGGTGATAGGAATCCACTTGGATAACTGACCGCGCTTGGCATCGTTACGAACCCATGCAATAGCACAACCTACAACCTTTTGGTCGGGATTCATGTCCTCGAAACGTTTTTTGTACCAAGAGAGCTGAACCGTACCTTTGTTGATTGGTGGAGCATAGTTTGTCTTGAGGTCTATAAGCCAGATGCCATCATCTTTGTCGAGAGCAACAATGTCAATAGGGCTGGCGTACTTCTTGAAATCAGTAACGATATACTCGATACGCAGAACACGGAGATGATTATCCTCACACATCTGCTTGAACATCCACCACTCCGGCATATCGGAATCAACACCATTGGTAACACAGAACTCAAGCATCTCATGGACGTTATGACCATAAGCGGCTCGCTCGGCCAACTTCTCTTCGGAAACTCCGTCGTACTCATGTGGATAGGCACGGCGAACTAATGTACTTGTTATTCCCTGTAACTCCTTGTCACCGAGAAAATACTGGTGGGTATCCTCTTTGAATACCACACCAGACTCTTTAAGAATAGGTAAACTCATTTTGCTTGACTTTCTAATTGTCCACGTTTCAATGACCACGCATCACGGAATCCTTTATCCTGCTGCAGCTGTGGATACTTGCTCCATATAGCCATAAGAGCATCAACAGATGGGCAGGCATTGATTTCTGCCTGATAGTTTACAGGTGCTGCAGACTGTTGAATCGGCTGCTGAGGAGCATAGCTTGTTTGCTCGTATTTGGTGTCGAACTGCTGATTATTCTTGTCCTTAGAGTAATAGATATCGGCAGCTACGCCAAGCGACTTCATAGCTACACTGAGTGCATCGGTGAGCGACATCTTAAAGCCCTCATCATTCACATAGGCATAACCCTTAGAGTTGACCTCGACAAGGGTAGCACCGCCAGTACCAGGAATAGGATCACTCCAATCACCATCTACCTTGATGTAGAGATTGATGTTGGTGAAAGCCTTAACCTCCTGACCATACATCTCCTGCCACTGCTTAGTGATTTCGTACTTCCATCCGATGCCACAAGGCCCGAAAGTCTCGGTCATTGTCTTGATACGGAAAACAGGATTCACATCAGTCATTCCTGAGAGGCGGCCACCTTTTATCTGTTTGGTAGCCTCAGGTGGAACAACTCTCAGTTTTTCGTAGAACCTCAGATTAAGATTCGGTTCTTGATTCTTTTTCTCTGCCATAATTATTATTTATTAGTTACTGATTGACATACTCTCACCCCTGAAGGAATGAGATTCTTGGATGCAGGCGTGACCGCGAAGAATCACCGACGGCGTTCTTTGACTTACTGACACTCTCCAATTCGGCAATGCCCTGCCGAAGAATATTGTTGGCTGCAAGCGAGTCCCGCTTGAAAACCATAAGCGTGACTGTTCAATGTTTCGCTCTTGTATAGCTTACCCTCGATAACAAGGTCTTCCAGCTCGGCAGCTACCATAGAGCCGACAACTATAGATATCTCCTCGTAGAGAGCATAAGAAGGATACTTGTGAACTTCTTTCTTATCGTTCTCCAGTTCGGCTACAATTTTCAACAAATCGATGTTCATGGTTCGTAATCTTTTATCTTTAAACTCTTTCCGACCAGAACGGCCTCGCGGAAAAGCCATCGGCTGCGGCCTTTGTCATTGTGGGCCTTTATCTTCTCAACCATTCTATGACGACGCAAAGGATAATCTCGAGAGCCTTTTCTTGCATAATCAGACTTTACATCCTCGATGACATACTTATCACCATCTTTGTATATGAAGTCGCAGGTGTAATGAACGGCAGACTCAACAACGCGCTCTTCAAAGCGAACCTTCGTCTTCAGCTGCTTGGGGACCATTTTGGTAATTTTAGGCAATATCTCGAACTGAACCTGGAGTCTCAGCCCGCTTATTTCACCAATCTGCTGTTGATACTCAAGATAACGAAATCTATCTCTTTCTACCGTCGAATCGAATTCTATACCCTTGTACACGACCTTTTTAGCCCCGTACTTGTTCCAACCTTTATTCCATCCATTAAAAGCCATACTACTCTGAAATTAAGATTTTCAACATCTCACGGCATTTATCCATGATTTCCCGTTTACCACCGCACCAGTTGTCGGTGCAGGTCATGTAACCCGCCACCCAAGCTTCTTCGGGAGTGGCATCCTGGTGCTTGCTCAACCACTCCTGCATCTGTATCTTGTAATTCATATTTAGTTGGATTGTCAAAATAAAGCATCCAGATCCTCACGGACAGGAATGCCAAGTTGTTTAACTAAAACCCTATTGGATAATGTTTAAGACAGTTTCAGCGGCACTAGGGAAGAAAAAATTAACATCATCAACAAAATTATATGAAAAAAAAGATTCGAATTGTGCCGTGCCGCCTTTTTTCGAATGAATATAACAAAAACTATCCAAAAACCGCCTCGTGCTTCACAGCAGGAAACGGGAAAAACTTTAAAGATCAATACTTGTGCAATTTTTAGAAAAAATCCACTCTATTAAAACCATTTACTTATGAGATTATTCCGTACCGCTGTACTTTAGGACTGCCTGGCAGGAATCGGACCTGCGACCTTCTGATTACGAATGAACAGATGCTCTACCAACTGAGCTACAGGAGTCTATTCTAAGGTAAAAAGTTAAATTCACCTACGAGAGAAGCAGTAACGGCTACCATACACTCGCCACACGTGTACTAAGCCAAGCCGCGCTATCAGGTAGCAGCCGTCATACTTTTATAGTATCTATTCAAATGACCGGAACGCTCGCGCCTCACATGAGGTCTTCATTGTTGCGTCATGCCCCGACCGTTGCCACCAGACGTAGTTCAGTAGAGGTCACGGATTGTTAGTCTGCTCTACCTATCACCGCCACGGGTGGACTTTAACCAACATGTCAAACAACTCTTCACCTAGCCCTACAAGTAGAACCGGCTTGATATGTTCACCCTACATAGCCGCTGTTCTGCGGACTGTCATAGGAACAATCTTCTTTCGGGAATTGATAAAGGTCTGATACTCTTCGAGTAAAGTAGCTCCGTTGAACATGATAGTGCTCGACTTTGAGCTGCCAGTCTTCAGGCAGGTAAAGTGTTCCTGGTTCTTGTACAGCCAGCTCACACTCTTTCCAATCTTCGCTGCAGCCTCCTTGAGTGTCAGATTATGCTTAACCTCTCCACCCATGGCTCTGGCCATCTCCTTGGCAAAGAACTCGCGCAAATCCTTATCGTTACGCATCATCTCAGCCAGCAGCTCAATCATCATCTTAGCCTCACACTTATCCATAGTCCTAATGTTTTTAGCAACCTTTATATTTCAGGTATCTTTCAACGAGTCCTTCTTCGTCGAACAACCAATGAGCAGAATCGCCCTTTCCTCTTTTGCCACCGATATAAGGAGCAATCACACAGACGGTCTTACGGGTGACACCAAGTATCTTGGCAGCCTTCGAAGAGCCTATGAGGTTCTTGCTTTCCTTCTGCATAGCCTTAGCTATACGCTTGATAAACTTGTCATTGTCGACCAAGTTTTCTACTATGGCAGCAGAGATCCTTTGGATTTCGTAATCGGTTAGCATAATATTTTCTGTTTTCAGTTATTTTTCAGTGGGAGAATCAATCACACTTATCTCAACGGTGTTCGTTGCCGAATCAATAGTGCAATAGTAGTATTTGCCGTCCTCGCGAGGGTACATACGTCTTACGTAGTACACCAGACTCTTGGCGCTCGCGCAGGCAGCATAGTCGGGGAGTTCGACTTTCAGCTTACCGCCATATCCGATATTACGGATGTCATCGATTGTTACTTTACTCGAAACCATGTTTCACACTTTTGTTAATTTTACCTTATATTACTTAATAGATTTGGCTGGAATGACGGAAAACACTACCTTTGCAGAGTTTTAGGTTACGTAGGTCATTTGTTTGACCGCCCACCCAAGCCATTTGCTTTACTGTTAGCGTTGGCAAAGGTAACAAAACTGATTGATAATTGTTCAGTTTTGTGTGAAACTTTAAACTCTATTAAGATAGTTTGCAGGTATATTAACATTTATGAACGAAAAAAGTAACAGAATTGACTTGATGCTTAAAGAACTAAAAATAAGCTGTCAAGAGTTTGCTGACAAGATGAATATGTCAGTAAACGCCGTCTACAACTGGAAGAAGAGGAACCTGGGTCCCTCAGTGATTAACAAGATTGTGAAGGTGTTCCCGCAGGTAAACACTGAATGGCTACTCACTGGTAACGGAGAGATACTGAAAGCTACGGAAGCTGCCACAAGACCCTTCCTGCCTACCGGTAACAAGCTGCACGATGACATCATTGAAAGTGTGAGCGATCTGACTTTCAAAAATGAAGGAAGTCGCCCGAGCACCTCTTCTTCAGAACTCATCCTTGAGATATATACAAGATGTGTCCATCAGCTGGAGGATGATCGCTTGCTTCTGAAAAAAGTATTTTCCGAGGTCATTGATTTGCGTAAACAGATGGAACAGGAAATAGAAGAAGTGAAGACTGTCAAGATGATGCTTCAGGATGCTCTTCACGGCCTCCGTACATCAGGACATTGTGTAACATGTGATGATACAACAAAGACGACCTCTAAACCGGTTGAACCGAAGAAGTAAAGACGCTTTCATATATTATATAGGTATGTGATACAAATTTGATACACTTTCGGAAATTCTTGTTGTAAGTGGCTGATAATCAGCAGATGCACCAATTCCCCTATCGACTACTAAAGGGGCTTTAGGCCCCTATTTTTATATAGCTGAAAATCAACTAGTTATGTTTATAAGGTACTGATAACCAATTAGATATGGGAATTGTTACTCTCAATTATTCTGTTACATTGTGGTACAATGTGGTTGATTGTGTAGTACGAAATGTGATACATATTTGATACACTGCTGTGATACAGAATGCGATACAAATGTGATACAAAAAATTTAGAGTGTGATACAAAAAAATGAAGATTCCTACAATTAAGTATGTATTTGACCGCCGCCATACTGCTGGCAAGAAAGATAAAGGTTATGTTGAGATGGTTATTACCCATAACCGTCAGAGAAAGTTCATCGCTACGGGTGTGAGCTGTTACGCGCACCAATGGAAGGATGATGCCAAGCATAATCTGTACGTTATCGGAACAGGTGCCGACCTGGAAGTAAACCAGATACTCCTCACGATGTACCAGAAAGTGTACAAAATCGTCACAGGAATGGTCGAAACTGATACGGTCGATATATCTGCCATCCCGACACTTTTAAAGGCTCAGAGCGTCGATATAACGTTCCTGGAGTATATTATGAGACGAATGGAGAAGAAGAACGTGGTTGATTACACCAAGGCCAGCTACAAGGCTTTCTATAATAAGCTATCTGAGTTCGGGCAAATAAAGTTCTTCTCGGATATCAATGAGAGAGCCATCAGGGATTTTGACGAGTGGCTGCACGCCTATAAATGGCAGGAGAAAGACAAATACGGAAACATCAAGGAAAAGAAATACTCTCAGGCCACCATCGGTAGTTACCACAAGAACCTGAAGAACTTTATCGCCGATGCTGTGATAGATGGATACCTGAAGGAGAATGTTTACGTGGCGAGAGGTATCAAGGTGGATAAGGGCGAGACACGTATCGAAGAATATCTTACCATGAAGGAGATTACCGCCATCGCTACTAAGAATATGCCTACGAACTCTCTCTCTGAGGCTAGGGACTTATTCCTGATTCAGTGTTATAGTGGTCTGGCTTACATTGATCTTATGACGTTTGACTTTACTGTAGCAAGGAATACGGAGGTTGGTGACATCATTACCGGCTACAGACACAAGACAGGTGCTAAGTTCAGATGGGTATTAACTCAGGATGCTAAGGATATTCTGGAAAGATACGACTATATGCTGCCTAAGATGCCTAATCAGAAATACAACACAAAACTAAAACTCATCGCCGATGCTGCAGGGATAGACAAGAATTTGACAAGTCACATGGGACGTCGTTCGGCTGGAGATGTATGGCTTAATAGTGGTATTGCCCTTGAAATAGTAAGTAAATGCCTAGGACATAAGAGTATCTTAACGACACAAAAGGCTTATGCCTATCTATTCGACGAAACGATTAGAGCAGCCTTTGAGGCAAAAAGAAAGAGCGAGGATTAGTCCTTGCTCTTTTTCTGTTCAAATACATTACCTATTATCTTAACACCATCGTATTCACTGGCATCAAAGATAGCCTCTTGCAATGAATATCCCCAATCTTCATCCATACAGAAAACACCTTCAGTAAAAGTTACAGGGTCTTCAAAATAACCTTCAGGGTCTTCCTCACAGATATACCTACTATAACTGATGATATCGCCTTCGTAGATATCCTTCCCATTTTTGTCTTTCAACCCCGTGAACAGCCCGACACTCTCAGGAACCACCTCATAGCCACCTACCATCACCCTGTCCTCAAGGCCGGTCTTCGTAACCTTCTTGTTGTGTACCAGGTCGCCATAGACCCAGCCTTTCTGACCTGTAGCATCATAGCCACGAAACAACCACTGCATCATACACCGAAAATAATCCTTAGTACCTTCTTATCACGCTTAGAAAGAGGCAGACACTTCCTGTAATACTTCAGCAGATCATCATCACGGCTGATACTCACTCTGTACTTTATTTCCATAGTCTATCCAAATTGCTGTAGTTTAAACTCAGTGTTCTTATATCCGTGCATCTGGTCATACCGCTTCATACGCTTACAATCTCCGTCGCAGTTATAATCCCAGTTGCACTTTCCGTTACCGCCGCTCTTCATATAGCACTGGCCGCATTCCTTGGCATAGTGCTTACACTTGTAGCGATAGTACGACCTCTCGAAAGTCTCGTCAATTGTCTCCATAGATCTTCAGTTTTTTACCTAGCGCAGCCATAGCCAGTGTAGCGGCATTCTCCTTGGCCCACACGTCACCTCGCTCCGCAATATTCTTCATAATACGCTTATAGAACTCCTCTCCGTCGTGAGCAGCATAGCAGTGAAGAGCCATACAACGGGCCAGTATCTCCACGCCGGCCTCCTCAGCCTCGTCCCACGTCAGTCCTTTCATAGCCATGTTAACACGCTCAACAGGACTCATATCACACATTTTCTTTCTACCCATAATCTTTATTCTTTACATTTTTTCAAAACATCAACAGCATCACGACTTCCGTGTATGTAACTCTGTACTGACAGCTCATGCAACACCTCGGCCAGCTCTTCGCCATTGACCTTGGTATCGGCATAGTGCATGGCGATGCGGACAGTCCAGTCGTGCAGTGTCTCGCCCTTTTTTAGTTTCAGTTCGCGCTTCATCCTACAGAGTGTATCTTCTCCCACAACTCAAGATTTACCTCCTTCAGGTACTCCTTATGATTATCAAGGCACTTGTTCAACCAGAAGCTAGCTTCCTCCAAATGCTGCAGAGCTGGTGGCAGAGGGCCGTAGACACTTCTATAACGCAAATCGAATATCATCTTCTTGATATCCTCGATAGAACTCTCCTGAGTTGCAATCGTTTTCTTTTCTAAATCCTCTTGTGACATAGCTTACTTCTTTACTGGTGTAACACGCTCTGCAGTAATTCTTACGCGCTTGCGCTTCTTCTCAGCCGGCTTCTCATTAGCCTTGTTGAAACGCTCCTGGATCTTCTTCATCTCGTCGATGATACAGTTCTGCATCTTCTCCAGGACGAAATCTACAGACTCATTATCGCGGATGAAGAAAGGATGGTAGTGACGCTTGGTCTTATTGAAGAACACTTTGTCAGTATCATCCGACAGGTGGACAGCGATACGATAAGGATAAACCACCAGGTCGATGTTGATTTTTCGACTCTTTGAGAAGTGATTTTCCTCGAAAGTCAGGTTGTTCTCAGTTAAGAAGGCTTTTACTGCCTCTAGTTTCTCTTTGTTTTCCATATTGTCG